TTGCTTATAATAATAGTTCAGCTCGTGAAGATGCATTCAATAAAAATTATTACACAGGCGTACCAGGAGATGTACCATCTGCAGATGAGTTTATGAATATTCCAAAAGATACGATGCCTCCAAAGATAGACGTAGCACCTATTGATCCTACGTTTTATGATGCATTTGGTAATCCATATGATGATGCAGAACAAGCGCGCACATCAGATGTTATTAATGAAGCAGATTCTAAAGCAGGTATGCAAAGACAAACGCAGATAAATAGCTTAGGTCAGCGAGTTCCTATTACTGGTAATAATTTTTACAATATACCAGAAAGCGAAGTCAGAGGTATTAATACTGTTAATAGTAATTTAATTGAAGATACATACGATATAAATTCTAAAGTATACGGACCAGAAAAAGTCCCACAAAATGTTAGTAATGGTGATGTAATCTTCCGTAAAGATACAAATATGTTATATACAGTAGACGATAAGGGAGTACTTACTGATAGCTATGGACGTGTAGCTGACACTGAAACAATGCAAGCATTTGTTGACTTTCAAAAAGGTAACGATTCTGAAATTAAACTTTCAAAGTATCAGCCACCGTCAGCTGCAAGCTTAGAAGAACTTAATAAGCGTAAAGCTGAATTAACAAATAAAGCTAATGACGAAATTAAACTTAACGGTCAAGTTTCTAAAGAAACAACTGAAGTCTTAGGTGAAATTAATTCAAAAATATCTATAGTTAAAGGTCAAGCAACACAGACAGGTACTGCAGAAACTAGAAGATGGCGAGATAGAGAAACTAAAAGACGAAAAGATGCAGAAAAAGAAACTAAAAAGTTAATGTTAAAATATAAAGATGCTAAACGTAATGCTAATAGATTAGGCATTGCTGACTTCCCTTCATTTGAAGATTGGGCAAAAAGGCAGAATATAGATCCGGCTAAAATAGATACACAGAATTATCTAAAGAAGGGAGTAAATATAGGTCCCGCAGCTAATGATATAATAGATACTGAAGGTCTTGGATTAACTGATGATCAGTTAGCAAATTCAGGTGCACTTACTAGTAGATTAGATAGTCTTGATGATGGTAGTGCTGAAAACTTTGACGTAAATACTGTTGAACAGAAAGGTAATGCAGAATTAGGATTAGGAGAATCTTTTAATTTAGATGGTGTCGTAAAGAAAGCATTAGAAAATAAAAATCCTAAGTTTGTAAAAACTAAATCATTTCTTAGTAAATACTTTGGTAATCTATTTGACACTGAAGAGCTAGCACGTATGGCTGTTTTGTATCTAGGCTCTCGTGCTATGGGAGCTTCACATAACGGTTCACTAGCTTGGTCTGGTAAGTACTATCTTAAACGTATGGAAAATAAAGATGCGTCTCATGCTAAGAATGTTGAGAAAGCTATTGCAGCTAAACTGTATACGCCAGCTTCTATTGAGAAATATAAAAAGTCTAGAAATTTAAGTGACTTAAAATCTATTAAAACTGGTAGTAGCTATGCGTTAAAAGGTGATAGAAAAGAATTTTATAATCCTAAGCTTAACAAACGTGACATGGCAATAAAAGTAGAAATGACTGGAGCTGATGGCGTCAAGCAGCAATACTATACACTTAATCCATATGACAAAAATAAACCAGGCTATATGCAGCCTATGAATATGGACTGGACAACAGATGACTCACGTGTTAAAGGATCTAAAGGTTACTCGTCATTACTTAAAACTAATACAGATTTAATTGAAGGTCAACTTGATGAATGGATAAAGAACGATGTCAAAGATGACACACATCCTGCTACAAGACTTACAGCTGGTTCGAAAACTATGGCTGGTCAAACTGCTGAGTGGGCTATGAGTTACGGTTTCGATGCAGCTAATCTTGGTAGTGTTAGTAAAATTGCTTATGAGAATATGATATCTTATATGCGAGCTAACCCTGAGAAAGAACCTGGTGATATTAAAGTATTCTTAGATGCCGCTTTAGTACGTCAGACTGCTAATAGAGGAGGTAATTTGTTTGATCCGTTAGATGGAAAGACTCCTAATGATGATCGTATAAAAGCATTAAATGAACAGTTCATGAAGAGTGGTAAATCTCCTATATCAACATGGAAAACATTTGAAGGTAGATCTCAACTTGATCTTAAATACAAGAATGCCATAGCCTTGTTCAATCAAGATATGTTAGATAATCCAGAATATATAAATAAAACAGTAACAAATAATACTAAACCAGGTGAATCTATATTTATGGCTTGGTTACGTAGAGAATTGTCTGGCTTAGGACCTACACCAACTAAGAAATCTACTAAATAAAAGGAGTTATATAATGGGAACTAGTCGTTTAAAGAATTTTGAATTACCAGATCGTACTTTAAAAGATAGTGGTGGTTTCATTTTCTCTGATCCCGATACTTTAATAAGTCCTGATGATAAGCTACTTCGTATTGAAGGATTAGAAGCAGCTGAAATATCCAGAGTATTACCAGACGGTACTGTAACTGAAGGTACCGCTGGTGGTGCAATGACTAATGAGATAATACCTAGATTAGCTAATGAAAAAGGTTTTACAAAAGTAGTTTACCTTACTAACGAAGACGGTAGTCCTAAGATGGATACTACTGGAAGTCGACAAATGGTTAGACTAACAGATAAATATGGTACTGATTTTACATCAACGCTAGTAGCTGAAGGTTTAGCCTCAACAAATATCTATAGCTCTGATAGCGATATAGAAGCAGAAGCTTTTGGTGAATTGAGTAGAAGTAAATCACCATATGCAGAAACTATGACTGATTGGGAAGTAGGTGCTAACTTAATTAAGAGAGCTACTGATGCAGAGTCAGGAGATTATAGTGATCTAGTAAAGAAAGTAGCTCTTAATGAGAAACAATTAGGTAGCTTATTTTCTGAGCGTCAACCAGGTGAGTCAATAGAGGTATACGAAGCACGCAAGCGTTTAGCTAAAACATATTCTACAGATATAGTAGACATACGTAGTAACGATAGAGACCTGATGAATGACTCTAAGCATCCTTTAAGCACAGCATGGGACGTTGGAACAACTGGAGCTATGGAAGGTCTGTACGGTATTGCAGATATGCTTGGTGAGAAAACTGGTTTTGACTGGATGGAAAACTACGGAGAGCAGAATATAACTAGACTGCGAGCTAAGCTAGAAGATTCTCCTCAAATAAAATTAAGTGCTTTGAAACCTGAGCTAGATGCAGATGGTAATACTGTGGGTAATGACTGGGATATAAAAAATATTGGAGAATTCTTTGAATTCTTAGGTAACAATGCTGTAGTATCTCTGCCTTATATGGGAGCAACTATGGTCGGTACAGCGTTGGCTGCTCCTACTTACGGCGCATCTATGCTACCGATAGTAGCAATGTATACAGGTCAAACTTGGAATGAGATGGAAGGTGATAATAAAAGTTCTACACTTGCTGTTGCTGCTGGTATAACTCAGGCCGTATTAGATAGACTAGGTTTAAAAGGTATTACAGGTACTCTAATGTCTAAAGAAGTTGCTGAGAAAGCAGCTAAAGGTTTACTAGCTAAACCTGGAAATACATTAACTATAGACCAAGCTCGTCGTGCTGTAGCTCAAGCTACTAGAAAAGAAGCGGCGTTACTAACAGGAGCTGCTGCAACTGTAGCTAAAGAACAACTTAAAGCTCGTAATATACTACGCTCTCTTACTCAGAGAGGAGGCAGAGGAGCAGCAACAGAGGGTGTTACTGAGGCTATGCAAGAAGCAACGGCTTATATGGCTGCTGTAGTAGGTAGTGATAAAGTATTTGATGCTGTTGAATTACAAAATAGATTACTTAATGCTACTATAGCTGGTGGTACTCTTGGTGCAGGATTTTCTATACCAGGAACAGCGATTGACGTAGGAGCTTGGACTGATATAGCTGTGAGACAAGCTGAAGCGGATCCAAATAAACTATCAAGAGCTGGAGCTCAAGCAGAAGCAGAGCTTAATGAGAATGGTTATATACCTACTATACAAGATCTTAATGAAGAAACAGGTATTGATATATTTAAAAGTACTAAAGCTAAACCTATATCTAAAAGAGATCAAAAGAAAATAGACTTTTTAAGACTTCCACAAAGAAAAAGTGGAGGTGTTATATTAGCAGATGGTACTATGTCAATTGCACCAGAAACTGATAGTGATTATGTATCAAGACTTGAGCAAGCTTCTGCAATAGAGGCTAAATATAATGTAAAAGATATTGATGCGTCTAATAAATCTTTAAGTGAACGTAGTAATGAAAGCTCAGCATCTGATAAAGAGATGGATACTTGGCAAAGAGTTAAACGAGCATGGGAATCTGTGCCCGCTTTATGGAGAGGATCTACTCGTTTTATATTCTCAGATACTCTACAAGAAAAGTCTCGTTCATTACGTAAACTTGCTGATATGTTCGGAGCAAACTTACAGCGTACGTTTTCCGGTGTTAACTTTGAAAATAGAAAGAAACATTTGTTAACTCAGTATCGCAATTTAGTTTCTAGTCCTGCAGAATACGCACAGAAAGCTGGATTCAAAACAGTAGATCAAGCGGGTATATCTGCCATAGTTACTTCTTTTGGAATGTGGTTAGGAGATAAAACAGGTAGCGATATAAAATGGGATACTTTACCTGCTGATTTAAAAGTTCATGAGACTTGGTTACGACAGTACTACAGTGATGTAACTATGCTTGGTGAAAAGCTATACGCAGATCAAGAAAAAGCTGCTAAGTCTAATGGTAAAGCCTTTAACGTTGGCAAGCTTAAGAATTATCTAATGAAATACAAATCATTTAATAAAGCTGCTATTGAAAAGAACAGAGCAAAGTTTATACAAAGACTTATGACTACATTTAAAATGAGTAAGTCTGATGCTACAACACTAACTGATAATATTCTCAATCAAGATACTTTAAGCAGTGAGCAAGACTTTAATGTAGGTGAAGGTAAATTTATACCTGCCTCTCATAGAGGACGTACGCTAGGTTTATCAGAGAGAAAAGAATTCTTAGAGTTTATGGAGACTGACGCCTTTATTAATATATCTAACGCGTCTAAGTCAGCTTCAAGATTCATTACATACCAGGAATTTTTAGGTGACGGTAATGAGAAAATTGCTTTCCATTTAAACAATGCTGTAAAAGAAGGTGTACCTGAAGAGGAAGTAAATAGAATAGCAAGACAAATGCAAGACTATTTAAACGCTGAATCAGGTAACTATAAACGTATTAAAACTTCTAGTCTTTCTAAGATACAGAAAAATATAGGAGTATGGACTACTGTAGCTGGTTTACCTTTAGCAACTATATCTTCATTTGTTGAATTAGCTATTACAACAGTTAGCATACCTCCAGATATAATATTTAAAGAGATACGTAACGCATCTAAAGAAGCAGCGCAAGCTATGTGGTCTACTATGACTGACCCAAGATGGAACTCTACTAACAGACAGTTAAGCAAAGAAAAAAGACAAGCTAGAATAAAAGCTCTCGGCTTCTTTGATTGGGACGTAGGCGCAGCACAAACAACCGGTGCTACAGAAACTACTCATGGATCAAGACGTTTATTAGATAAGTATTTTAGAGTAATAGGTCTGCAACAATGGACAGATTATACGCGTAGCATACGTGCATCTATAGCAGATGATTATATTATGAATCATTTAGATACTATAATAGATCAAAGAAAATCTGGTGTACCTAAAAATAATGATGTGCAAGAATCAGAAGAACTTCTTAGAAACTTAGGTATAAATGTAAATTTACTTGTTAATCTTAACATGCAACAAGGTCCATGGTCACCTCAGCAAACTGCAGAGTTTGATACTATGATGCTTGACGCAGAGTTTAATTTTGTTAATATAGCTATTGCACTTCCTAATACAGCGAACAGACCTTTGTTCTATCAGAACCAGCATCTTGCTTTGTTCACTCAGTTCCAAGGTTTTATATCTACATTTACAGCTAATCAAATACCTAAGATGTGGGGTGAGTACGTTAAACGTGGTAACCCATCACTTAAGTATAATGCATTTGCTGTTATGACAACTATGATATTCTTAGGATTCTTATCTCAGTATCTAAAAGATTTACTTAAATATGGAGAACCGACTCCTTACTTAGATCCTGTAGAGAAAATACAAAGAGGTATAGGTGCATCAGGATTATTAGGTACTGGTGAAAGAGTTCTTAACTTTGTGTATCCTATCTATGAAAAGTCATCAGATAATCCAGCAGAATGGTTCTTCAATACTTTATCTGGAGAAGCAGCAGGATTATCTAATGTATCTCGTGTATATTCTGGCGCAGGAAAAATAATACAAGGTCAACCTGATAAAGGTTTGTATGCATTTCTAAAAACTGCTCCACTTGTCGGACCATTTAATAGACTTAATAGGAATATTGCTGAAGGTATATTCGGTAAATCCGAACCGATTAAACCTAAAAAGAAGGAGTATAACTAATGGCAGGAAAAGGTGGTAAAGGCGGAGGTAGCGTAGCACCAGGTGTAACACCTGTTGTAAACGCTGTCGATGAAATGAGAAGTAGACTATATGACTTTGTGCCTACAGCTACAGAGGTTATTGATACTGAACCTGTAATTGAAACACAACCAACAAGCGAAATCGATACTGTGTTAGATGAAGGTAGAACAGATATTGTTGGAGATACACTTACAACTCCTGATCCAGTTGATCCTATTGATATGAATGACCAGGAGTTAGAGCAATATAAACGTGAAAGAGTTTCAGCTTTATCTGAAAAGTTAAACATGGCTGAGCTTCTACCTTCTTCTTATGCAGAGACTTCTCCTATGAATGCTGCATTACAAAGAGCACAGGATACAGGTCAAGCTATTAATGAAAGACTTAATGCTTCTATAACTGAATACAAACAAGGTGAAATTATTAGTGAAGGCTTTGATGAAGCTACTCGAAGTAAAGCTGCACCGGATAAATTTGTACCTGCTAAAAAGGGTGGGATCACAGGAGTTAATTTAACTTCTTTGTTATTTGATCCAGATATATTAGATGCTGGTAAATACGACGAAGCTACAGGTGCAATTAGAGTTGATCCAGAATTAGGTAAAGTTCTATCCTTATCTGTAGAAAGTTATCTTTATAATACTTTAATATCTTCTGATTCTAGTTCAGATGTTGACGATAGTCTTGAAGTTATACCTAATGATATTGAAATTCAAAACATTGAGCCTGAAGCATATAGACCTAAGAAAATATCTAAGTCTAAAGGTAGTGCTATCTTAGGTAAAGAAGTTTATGAAACCTGGAGAAGACAGAAAGCTTTAATGGATGGAGTACCTACAGATACTTACGTACAAGATGCAGGTAATATTTCTCAAGAAACTTTTACTTTACTCGGTGATTTAAGTAAAGAAATGTATAGCGCAGCTAATCCTAATATGCTTTATAGAGATGCGTCAGCTACAGGTATTGATAAAGGACAAGTAGATTTTATTCTTACTCCTGAAGGTATAAGTAATCTTAATACTCTTAACAACAGCTTCAAAGCTTTGTTTGCAAATAAAGAAGTACCTCCTCAGAATCAACCAACTGGTCAGCTTGCTTACGAAGGACAAAGATATACTCGTAAAAGAACTACTGTTATGGATAAAGATTTAGGCGATATGTCTTTGATAGAGCAATCAGTTAGAAACTATAACAGCATAGGTCTTATCAGTGATCCTAATAGAGAAGCATTATCTTTAATGTTTGCTATGCAAGCCTTACAAAACTTTAATGGTAATACTGATAACGGAAGTAATTACTATGCAGATATGTTTGAAGTAGGTGAGAAAAGAATAAGAAAAGCAGAGCAACAGAAGAGAGCTTATGAAGTTGAACTAGCTGATCTCATGGCTGATCCTGAAGCTAACGCTGATAGAATCTTAGCATTAGATGATGTCATATCTAAATATGATCCTATGCAAATAGTTCAACAAGAACGAGAGCAAATGTTTAATTTAATAGGAGCTATATCTAGGTACGGTGATAAAGTTAACTACATTACTTATGCTGTGCAAGCTTTAACAGGTCGTACTCATGTTCAACAAACGTTATATAATCCACAATCACATAAGATAATACGTAGTGTTGTTGGTAGTGGTAACGTGTTCACATTTAAACCTAGATCTAGTAGTAAATTAGAAACTAATTGGAAGGAGATAATAGCTGCAAGGATATTGACAGATCCTCTAGTAGCAGCGGATCCTGATGCTAAGACTATAGATAAACTGTCTACAACACAACGCCTGAGAATATTTGAAGAGCAAAGAAGAAATAAATCTTCTTCTTATTGGAAGGCAGTTACTTTTGGTCAAGCTTTAATTAATGCTGAGAGTAATTTCAATGTTACTAAGGCTAAAGAGAATATACAAAGATTAAGTAATGCTAAGTCTTTACAAGAGATCAATGCTATTAAACAAGATATTAGTAATAGTAACTTGTATTCTATAGATCCTCTATCTGAATTCTCTGATCTTAAGAAGGATCTAGCAAGTCATGATAAAGAAGCTCCTATGTATGCTGATTATTATATGGATCTAGCTAAATATGAAAAAGCTGCAGCTAATAATTCACAGTTTTCTACATCTATAACTGTAGAAATTGATGGCCGTACGCACGGTCCTGCTACTAATGCTGCATTGATTGGTGTTTATGAAATGGCACAGCGTGCTGGTTTACTAAGAGATCAAGACTACTATGCTACAGACTTACCAGATTTACGCGATGCTATGGGTACAGATATGTTATCTAAGTTTAGTGAATTTCAAGGTACACTATATCCAGAACATCAGCAAGGAGTATATAAACAACTACTTGAATTAGCTATTGGTGATAGGAATATCTTCCTTAAAAAATCTCCTATGACTATGGGATATGGGCAAGAGATTGAATCACTTAAGCAACATGTAAAAGAAGTTATAGATACAGGTAAATCTTCTGAACAAATACAGATGTTAATTAATCAGCATGGAATTTCTCAACCTGCGGCTTTGTTATTCTTACATACAATGCTTGTTGATTCTATATTTAATATCTTAAGTAATCACGTTATAGCTGCTGGTAAAGTTATGAAAGCTAATGCACTGTATGCTCAGATGACAGACATACCACTAGTATTTACTAATGCTATGGGTTTTAAATCTTATGCAGCAGGTAAAGAAAGCTTTATTGATAAATCATATAATTATAAGATCAGTCCTGAAGAAGATACAGGTCAAGTACAAAACATAACGACTCAGTTCTACGGTTCTAAAGTATCTGGCTCTGCTATACGCGAAGATCTAGGTCCTGGCGGTTTCGGAGGTAGAATACAAGCTATTGGTGTTCAAGCTTACGATGGAAATATGGTTGCTCGCACAGGTACAGGAGCTTCTTGGAAAAGAATATCTGAAGAAGCTAAACAGAACAGAGCTAAAGGAGCATTTATGCTTCCTATATTTGATGCTTTTGTTACTGATCTTGGTTCTTATGAAGCTGTACGTAGAGAGTCTAATAAAAATTGGGCTGATAGTATAAGAGATCATAGTTATCTTACTTCAGTTACTGATGAATGGTATTCTAAAGCTTTAAAAGATTATAAAGCTAAGATGACAGGAGCTAATGCTAATGTAAAAGTTAATTGGGAAGCTGCTAGAAGAGGAGAGGGTGAGCATAAAGGTCTTGCTTACTTATTTACTACAGTAGTTAAAAAGGATGGAACTCTTGGCAAAGACATATATCTTACTGATGCTATATCAAGATCTCAAAGCGTGCCTCCTATGGGTAAAGCGATACAAGGTATAGGATCAGACGCAAAGCTAGTAAAACTTAGACAACCTGAAACTACTGAAGCTTATAAAGATCGTACAGGATTAATGGCTTACGAAAAAAGAAAGTCTATATTAAATGCTATAAAGAAGGCTGGTATACCTAGTCCGCTGTATTCAAAATCTTTAACTAACAGAGAGATATATGAAATAACTAAGATAATTAACGATCATATTAATTTAAGTTCTAGAAATGCTCAACTATCAAGAGTTACTAATGCTAATAAAGCTAAGATATTTAAAGAAGTAGATAGACAAAAGTTTACGTCTCAAAATATTGGATAAAAAAATTGCCCCTAAGAGTACCATTACGGTATTCTTAGGGGCTTTTTTATTTCTTAAATTTTCTACCTTGAAAGAAAACTATTGTATTAATTATAGTATTAAGTGTGATAGCTATTAACAACCACAATTCCCACCAGCTAGGCATATACAGTTCCATTTATAATCCTTTAATTTTCTTTCATTTGTTTCATGGCGTGAGCTTTCCATATACCAGCAGGTTGCTTACCGTCCTTACCCTCACTGTTATAGTAATCTATTATTCTATTGTATTCGTTATCAATTATTAATAAATCTAATTCTCTATCAGTCATTGTGTCTGCCAAAGTCGGATCCATTTTTAATTCACTTAACGCTGTTTTATTATCTGGCTCTATACCTAGTCTTACTGGTAGTATTCCTTTACGCGAAGAAGTATTCACTGTCTTGCACCTCTCTTATCTCCAAAGATCCTGTCCTTGGTTGTGTATAGTTAAAATTATCTGAGTTTGTAATAATCATACGTTCAATAATAGTAAAGTAATTTCTATGATCGTACATATGTATGAACTCATCTTTGATTATCTGCAGTAACTCATCAACATCACATGCGTGTACGCTGAATGAATCATGGATAGCACCGAAGTCTCCATCCCATTGTTGTATTACGTTAGCCATATGCGCAGCATCCATTGAGTGCACAAAGTTAGGAGATATACCAGACATAAATGATTTGATTTTAGGTTTGTCTGTATTCTCTTTGCCAACATGTTGTATGCGTATAGTATCTGTTACTTCTTCTGTTCCGTCCTCTTTTCTAATAACAGGTTTAATTTCTCTTTGACTGCAGCTTATGATAGCCTTCTCTTTGAATTCATTATCTATGAATGCTTCATATATAACTGGGAATCCACTAGGTGTTTTCCATCTTATAGATTTTTGTTTAGTTTCTTTAGCAAAGTCAGAAGCAATCTCTGCTTCAGCTATCTTCTGTAGAAACTTCATAGTCTGTAGCGGACCAGCACATACATCATCAATTGCTTTTACTAAATGCTTAGCTAGCAGTTGACAATCATCTTTAGTAATGTTGTATCGTTCTAAGTATCCTTCTACGTGACAATCAAGATACATATTCTCTGCAATCTTCTTAGCACCTGCGCTATAAGCACGAGTCATAGATCCACGTTTAGCAATACCTTTACGGATATGTTTCATAGGCATCTGCCTTTCTTCAAACCATTCAGGTACTCTACTGATTAAATTCTTAGCGCATTGTACATAGAAATCTTTTTGTATTTTCTGAGGTACAATACCCACAAGTTCAGCAGCTTCTTTATCTTTAGACATAGCGCATAGATGTTGCCATCCGTTATTACTACCATCAATAGGTATAGGTAGATGTGTGTACCAAGGTTCATCAGTTGATGTTGCATCGTATATTTCTAATGCACAAGCAAGAAATGTTATAGGTTTCTCGGCAGTTAAGTCTATTGTCTGGTTGTAAGCTATGTCTAGTATACGTCTTAAGTTATTCTCTGTCCACGCCTCGCGATCGTCTAGCGTCATCTTATCTACTGATATATCTTCTAGTCCCTCGTCCTCAAGGTATGGCTTATAGTCTGTCGTTAGCCACTCTGGTAAACTATCCTTATGATATGTTTCGTTGTAGCAGCAAGCTATATGTATGTATAATCTTCTTATACCTGCTGCTGTCATAAGCTTTCCATTAGAGAATAGCATCTGACCTCTAGCTATATCATTACTTTGAAAGTTTAAGAATGGTGTAGTGTAGTATATACGTCCACGATAGTCTGCTTCAGTATATTGATAGAAAGTTCTATCATCTATTAAATCTGAACGAGCCATAGTTAAATCAAATTCTATAATCTTTGACTTATATTTCTTTGGAAATTTCTTATGTTGATTTAATATTTTATCGCGATTACGATGTAGTATATCACGAACTTGGGTATTAATTTTCCAAGGAGTTTGTTGTAATACATTCATACTCTGAATGAAATCTCTACGCATATAGTATTTAAACTCAGCAGTTCTTTGTTCTGTCCAACCTTTTATAACAGGTCTGCCAGTAGGCTGCATGATATCATCTATGTCTAGAGGTCTAGTGAAATCAGTACCTATCAGTAGATCTTTACTACCTTCAGGTACATCTAGATTCCATAACTCTGGAACTACTATGTAATGTGTACGACTTCTTTTAAGACTACGATCCAGACTTTCCATTGGTACGAACTCTTCATTCTTATTCTTACCTATATTTATCTGGTGTGTTTGATAGAATCCTTCTAACATTAAATCACCCATCATTACACGTAGTTTAAACCATTCCCAAGGTGGTAGGTCATCATGATAATAATTTATATCATCAAGAATATATGTACCTATAGTAGTACTTAAGTGAGTTAGATTAGCTTCACCTTGATATGATTTGTTACCGCGTATACTGTTACGTGAGAAGTGTTGTTGAATAGTATCCATACTAAACACAAGGTAGGCTTGTAAGTCTGCACTAGTAGACATCTTTAGTAGACTACAAGCTATATGAGCTTTAGCTTTACGTATCTTCTCCTGTATATAATGAAGTTGATCCTGCATATTGTACCTTACCTATTTTAATTTGATCGTCTAGTAATATTCTACCGTTTACATCGCGATAATCGTTAGCATATATTACTCTCTCAATACCGCTTTGCAGTATTAGTTTAGCACATTCAATACAAGGTGAGTACGTGCAGTATAGTGTGGCACCTTTAGACGAGCTTGTACTTTGTGCTAGCTTACAGATGGCGTTAGCCTCTGCGTGTATAACTTCTTTATTAGTTACACCGTGTTTATCTTTACAGTTATTAGACATGCCCGAAGGCATGCCATTGTAACCCATACTTAATATGTTACCATCTTTAACAATGATAGCACCTACTTTTGTACCGTTATCATGAGACATATTAGATATCTTATTAGTAATGTCCATGAATAACTGGTCTAGTTTATTTTTATCTGGCATTATATAGCTGTGAACCCCTCTTCAGTATAGCCTAAACTAAGTCTACCTGTATTAGGATTATATGTTGCATGACCAGCCTTACCTGTGTGACCTGTAAACCTAGACTTAAGCACTGTAAATTCTATTGTATTTCTTTTAATATCGTCGTCTGCTATTAAGTTTCTAGCAAATGCTATAATATCAAATGATATTTGTTTGATAGAGCCACTGCCTTTGATGTCATCGATAGAAGCTATGTTACCTTCTTCGAATGATTTCTTATCACCTTGTGCTTTTCTTAAGTGTGATATAAGACCTAGCCATATGTCATGTTTCTTTACAATCTTAAGTAAATCACTCATCAATTTATCTATTGCTTCGTTACCACTACGTCCTTCAGAACCTTCAGATACAGCAATGGTGATGTGATCTAGTACTAAATACTTACAGCCCATGAGAGCCATGTACTCGATCTTATCTAACAGTGAAGTATCAGAGCAAGATCCTTGATGGTCAAGAAGAACAAGCCTTTCATCTTTAAATATAGTATCAAATCCTTTGCGTAGTTCTTCATCTTTAATACCTTTGATATCCATCGGAGATCTCTGAAGAGACATAGCTATAAACTTCTCTGCAGTATCACCGATACTTTCTTCGAGAGATATAAGTCCTACTTTACTATCAGTCTTATCAAGTAAATCAAGAGCTATCTCTTTAATTACAGTAGACTTACCGCTGCCAGTACCTGAAGTAAATAAAGTAATTTCACCGTGTCTTATTCCTTGTAGTTTATCATTCAATCCTTGCAAACATGTAGGATACGGTACTGATATGGTAGTCTGTCTGTTCTTAAACTCTCGCCAGATAGGTTCACCTACTACTATACCTGATGGAGACCATGTCTGTGCATTCCATATAGCCTGTAGTATACTGTATGACCCATGCTTAGTAAGTAGTTCGCACGGATCTTTACAGCCTTGTAAGTCTCCTACCTTAACTTTACCTGCACCTATTATCTTAGCTGCACGTTCAACTGCTGCATTTCCTGCATCATCTGAGTCAAATAGTAGCACCACTGATTCAAATCGTCTCAGCCAAGAGCGATGATCTAGTAAACTCTTGGTACCTGTAGCGCTCGGTATTGAAACAACTGGAAATACTTTGTTATATTTATCCATAAATGCCTGAGCAACTGCACAAGCATCGAGTTCTCCTTCAGTTACAACAACTATTTTACCACTTGTTGCTACACTTTGACCGAATAACTGTAATTGTTTATAGTCTCCGTGTGTAAGAAAGTCTTTTGGAAGCCTACGTTCTTTGTAAGCTACCACTTTATTATCTCTAGTGTACGGATAATAATGAGAACCACCTGAACCATCAGGATTTACTGCCATTTTTATACCGAAATAGTCTACAACTTGCTTAGAAATACCACGACTTGTAATAGCAAAGCTGTTTAGCTCTCCTATCTGTTGTATATTATCTTGAGCAGCTGTAAATTCTGTAGTAATTTCTTTAATTTTATCCATATTATTTATCACTTTCTTTGTAGAATAGTTACATGAAAAACAGTGTGCACCATCATCGTAAATAGTGAATGCATCTGATGAATCACATTCTGGGCATTCTGTTTGTATATAGTTACTCATTTCCATAGCCTTTCTTTAGCTTGTCGTATCTTCCTTCTTCTCATAGAGCTTGCTTGCTTCTTCTGCATGCGCTGCTCCTTCTTTAATTTTGCTTTCGTGTACTCGTCCAACTCTGACGTATATATACTCTTGTCCTCTTGGCACGATTGTTTTGTGTAGTTCTGCATGATATACCTTATTGTCATTAAACTCTTCAAATATTCCTTGATATGTATCGAAGAGTGGTTTGATTACATTGTCGAGATCGGCTGCTCTATTAGAGAAGCCTGCTACAATATAGAATTCTACTTGATCTGATCCGAAAGGCCATTCAACCCCTCGGATCTCATCACGTAGTTCATTCTGATAGTCGATGTACTGCCTCTGCTTTATCGCTTTGTTGCGGTACGTCATGTTGTTCGCTGACAACGGCTTCACCATAAAGGTGTGTTCTAATATCGTCATAGTCCTTCCATGTTGTTAACATACGTAGTAACTTATAGCTTATATCTAGCTGTTTAAGCGAGGCTTTATTCTCACGCCAAGTTTTCTTTACGACATTCCATCTACGCTCAGCTGGTACACCATGTAAAATCTTTTCAGCTTTCTTAGGACCTATACCTTTAAGTCCTGGTATATTATCTGTGTTGTCACCAGTTAAACACTGTAACATCAATGACTTATGGGCTTGATCGTCATCAACGAACTGCCATGTATCTTTGTTATAGTTGTAATGATTACCTGGTATCTGTAGCAAGTCTTTATCTATACCACATATAACATATTGATCGTCACTTTCTCTAGCTTCATAAGCCCAGATAGCTACAAGATCATCTGCCTCCATACCATGAGCTGGTACTGAACCTTTAGATACAGAGTAATTAAATAAGAAATTTAACTTCTCTTTTATTTCTTCATCAAGCTTAGGTCTATTAGATTTGTAAGGTTCATATAAATCTTTACGGAAATTATCACGACCTTTAACTGCATATAATATATTAAACTTTTCTTCTTCATCAAATGGATTTGCAAGTTTATCTTTAATAGTAAGTTCCATCTTACGGCAGAACCTATCATAATGTACACGCAAATCTGATTCATCTTTAGATCCATACGCTACCTTAAAGAAGATAGAGTCTGCATCAACAAGCATATTTATAGTTGTCATCAATGTACCTCTGCATAATTATTACCTATTGAACCTTCACCTGCCATTATATCAACGCCAACTTTCTTTGGACCTTCAGCAAAGGATTCTACTAGTATTTCAAGAACTCTGTCAGCATCTTTATCTGCTACAGACCATGCAACCTCGTCATGATAGTATAATCTAGGTTCTGCATCTAAGCCTTCACATTTAATCTTCTTCATCTGATAAGCTACAGCAGATTTTGTAGTCACAGCTTCGCAGCATTGAAGTAAGTAGTTAAGTGTTTGATAAGGTTGAGGAGTATATACACGGCGACCATCAAGACCTGGTATGTATCCTTCTACATTACCGTGACCTGATGTTACTTTCCATATAGATTCTATCTTTTCTCTTAGAACCTTTAATCCTGGTATAGCATCACCATATTTCTCCATTGATTCTGTGCCAACTTTAGCTGACTTCTTACCTGATAGTACTTGACCTAGCTTAGCTGCACCTGCACCAAATAGATATGCATAGATCCACGTCTTAGCTGTACGTCTATCTGTACCTATAACATCAGCATTATATTGATGTATATCACCAGATAAGATTTGATTAGTAAGATCAGGTGAATTAACATAGTGTGCTAGTGATCTGAATTGGTTACCACTAGAGTCAGCACCTACAATCTTACGTCCTTCTTCTGCTACAAGTAACTGACGTAGCTCTTTACCTAACGTAGCTGTTGCAGCTGGTAGATTAGCTATGACTTCATGACGGCAGCGAAATGTCGGTGTACCTACAACCCATAGTTTACCATGTAGTCTACCATTTTTAAGTTCACGGAACCAACCTTTCACTACACCCATACGAGACCTTAATGTAGTCCAGTTATCTATCAGAACACCGTGCTCACCTACCTTAGCAAGTGAAGTTGATGTAAGCTTTGGTGTAGTTTTCTGCCAACCATAAGCAGTCTTCACTACCTTCCAGTCATCAGGTTCCCAGCCTATACTATATAAGTATTCTTTAACCTGTTCCATATTACCAAGCGTAGATTTAACTACAGTCTTACGTTGGAACTCTTTACCTGCTGGAAACAGGTGAGTGTCTTTAGTATTTACAGGTCTGTTTAAGTATTCAGTTAGCATACGAGCTGTAGTAGCTGTATACTCTCCTTTCTTAGTAAACTTAGGAGTCTTAGCTACCTTATCTTTATAACGTACAAGGTCAGGTAAATTAGGTTCTATAACTTTTTCGATATCACTCATTTCTATGACAAGCTTAGCTGCAAGTGCCGCACCGCTTTCCATATCAAACTTCCAGCCATAGTGCCTACAGTAAGCATCAAACTTAGCTGTCTCCATCTCTGCTCTTAAACCGTTACTTATAAGAGGTTGTTTAGCAGCGAGTTCATTAAGTTCTTTAGCTAGTATCTTGAATACTTCAGTGTTTAGCTTAACATCTCTTACACAGTAAGTCATCATCTCATCTGAGAATCCAGTCCAATCATCGAATTGAAACTTAGGATATTTAAGATGCTCGCCCCAGCCTGCAAGTCCATGCTTATGTGGACGTCTGTAGTTAAGTACAAGAGATGCTAACCAAGTATCAAAGAATTTTATATTATACAAATCAATACCGTATATATTAAGTATCATAAGTGCATCAAATCCTATACCGTTATGAGCTACAAGTAGTTCTGCATTTTGTAGAACTGCTAAGCCTGTTAGTATATCTCCGTGGTATTTATCTGATTGATCTGTGTACTTCATTATCATACCAGTATCAATATTTTCTATGACTAAACACCATATCTTAGTAGCATCTAGTCCGTCTGTTTCTATGTCAAACGTTAGTCTCATCTGTTTCCTTTCCATTCTCACATATAGGACATGTATCTCCTGATTTATCTATCGACATGCGAGAAATTTCTTTGTTACATATTTCACACGTATAAGTATCATAAGGTTTTTGTGTTATAAAGTCAGTATCAATTGTCATCTTGTTCAGCTCCATCCATTTTGCGTAGTATACTTTTGACATCAGCGTAGAATCCATTATATTTAGAGGTTTTCAAACTATCTATTAAATCCCAGTAGCCTAAGCCCCCTAAGACGTTGACCTGTACTGTATCACCATCAACTAATAGTCGATCAGCAACACCATCCATTGGTCTGTATTTCCATTCGCAGAATAAGAAAGTTTCTACTATGTCGCGTTGTCTTAATAAGTATATAAGCTTTTGGCATGATACGTTGTACCATTTCTTTACAAACTTAACATCTACATTACCGTATACAGGACATACACCATCGATTTCCCATCGATCTGAGTCGTCCCACTTATTTTCATG